ATCTTCACCATTCATAATACAAGCAAAGTCAATATAAGCTTGCCTATTCTGCATCTCAGCTCTAATCTCGGTAGTCAAGCTATCAGGAGACATCTTAAACTTCACTAGAGTATCATATCTTTGGTCGGCATTCTTCATACCTAAGTCTTTGAAGAGGTTATAAGGGTCAATCAAGCCTATCTGAGCTAGGCTCATAGCAATCTCTTCTTCTCTAGCTTTATCCTTCTTCTGGGTCGTTCCGTGTTCTACCTTTACCCAAGCCACATCAGGGATTTTCTCTCGGCTAAGCTCTACAAATACGAACTTACCATCATTATCCCTACAGGCGAACTTCTTAGCATCTTTATACCACACCTTCATCATCTGGGTCAGTAACTTATAGTATTCATCAAGACCACGCTCAAGGCATCTAATAATCTCATCTTGCCTACCACCAGCTTGCTCTTTCATCATACGAGCCTCACCTAAGGTATTAGCACCACCTCTATCCTGAGCACCCCTAAACTGGCTAGGAGTTCCCATAATCTCGTGTATAGCATTCTTAATATCCTGCTTATCATTAAGCACATAATTCGGCAGTAAGTGAGGGGTAATCTCGCCAAAAGCACTATTCACAGGCTGGTCTCCCTGCGTTTGGAGTAATAGTATCTGGTTAGGGTCTCTAGTGATATTCTCAGCCTCATCAGAAGATATAGAGCCAGACTTAAACACTAGGATAGAGTTAGCAGTATCAGCATTCTCCATAATCTGTCGGCCTCTCTTATTGAGAGCATCTTGTAGAGGAATAGCTTGCTCAAATGGAGAGGTTTCATCTATCATATGAGCACCAGAGTTCATATAGTTAAAGAATACATAAGGCTTCATAGGGCGAGGCAGGAAGTTAGTAAGCTGGACACCATCTCCATCATATAGATAGTTAGGGTTTTTGGATTTTCCTAACAGCAAGTTTCCAATATACCAAGCCACACATTCAGTTTCTCCCTCATCTGTAATCTCGGTAAACCATACTTCCTTATAAGCATAGACCGAGCTCTCCAGTTTAGAGCTACTGCGAACTCTACCAATCTCTCGCATAAAGGCATCTTTTTTCTCAGGGAAGAGGTTAAAGATTTGCTGGACTGTAGCAGTGCAGGTCTCACAAATAAATAGTGGATTTTCTCCCATTCGGCAAGATTTATCCACTACTATATTCTCAGGCTCTACCACTCTAGGGACAATATCTTGGGCAACTTCGTCCCAATATAGCTTTACAATCCCTACATACTTAAGATACATACTTCTTTCAATTTTGTTTATCTTCTCCCCAAGCTTAAACTTCTCACTATGGACATTAAGACCCCACTCCAAGCTTTCGGCCATCACTTTACTCTGAGTAGTATCATCTTCAGGCAAAACCTCTGCAGAAGGGTCGCTACTGGTCGTGTAAGCAGTGATAGTCTCAGTAGCAATAAATAACTCATTCTGGATATAAGGTATCTGATATGAGTATAATTTATCCTCATCTAGCTGGATACCCTTCCAGTATCGGATATTCTTCTTTCGCCTACGCTCCAAGTCATACCCCTTAGGGTCATTCCAGTAGGTCTTAGCATCATTTTCCCATCTCTTAAAGTTTTCAATTAGTTCTTTATCAGGGACATCAAGAGCTAGCACAGGTAACTCTTCTACCAAGCCAGTCTCTATAGGGTGTTCAAAGTTATTTTCCATAGTGATATTCTCCTTATCACTATTATATCGCATATCCATCAAAAAAGCGATACCTTATCTCTCCAGAGGTAAATTATACTTTATTTTTGGAATAAGAACTTATAGACACAATCACAGCCTCTACACTTATGCTCCATCACCTTCATACCACTCACCATTTCGTGATGCTGTTCAGGGTCAAAGCCATCACCAAACACTATAGACTTCACATCAGCATTTATCTTACATAGCATTCTGGAACAATGCACGCATCTAATCTCCCTCAGCTCAGGGAGGTCATCTTCATAAAGCATAATAGATATAGGTTTCATATTTTTCATAAGCTTATTATACCACCAAAAAACCACTATTTCTAGTGGTCTCTTGGTCATCAACCATAATGCAATTTTATTATACAGCAGTTATTTCAAAAGCACAAGTCTCCTCAGCCTTTTTATTTAGCTCCAGAGCCTCTTCTACGGTCAAGTTTCCCCATCTTTCTTCAAAACTACTCATATAGTCCCTCCATTCGCTACAATAGCTTTGCTAAATATATCAAACATCATCTCAGCTTTTTCTTCTGTCTTATACCTGTGCCAATGGTTTCTAAACTTTCCATCTTTATCTTGTAGCCTTAGCTTTACTACATTTCCTAGTCTTTGGGCAAATTCACATTCCTGTATCATCATTTTCCTTTCTTGGTTATGCCCCTCACTAAGAGGGGCTTAGTGTTACTCCGATAGTATTCTCTTAGCCAGCTCATACTTAGCTCTACGGTGGTCATTCAGACCTTCAGCCCTCTCAGGGCTAGTATTATGGGCTAAGTCGGCCTTCTTTACAGCCAGAGCCATCGGGTTTGTCTTTACTCGCCTTAGATAGTCCTCATATGGCATATCTTTAGGCTTGGTTAAAAGTTCTATAACCTCCACCAGTTCTGCTGGTATCCCATTCTCCAGCAAGAACTCTTTACTCACCCAGCTATCCTCTATTGTATCGTGGAGGAGAGCGATAGTCTTTAGTTCTAGACTATCCAGCTGGGAGGCAACAGCAAGAGGGTGGAGGATATAAGGTTTCCCTTGCTTGTCAGTTTGTCCAGAGTGGGCTTGCAAAGCTATCATCAGGGCTTTTTCAAACACATTATTCATATCGCATCTCCTTTCCATTAAGTTTATCTTAGACTAATTCCCTCCCTGCTCGGAGCATAGGACACATACTATAGCTCCCTAGAGGTCTTGCCCACTCCTCTCCAAGTTCCGAATGGACTTTTACTCTTTTAATCTTTGACCTATTCTCAGGTCGTAGATTTTCTTCATCAGTTGGTTTTAAGGTAATAGTTTTATCAGTTCTCTTTATCACTTCATATTCCCAAGTGCAGTTTTGGTCGCAGGGACTAAACATATAGTATCTTTTCCCCACTTCAAATCTTTTCATTTTACTTCCTCCTCAATCGTTACATTCTCACCATCATAGTCAATATAAATAGTTTTTCCGTTATCAAGCTCATAGCACCACTGGCCAAACATATTAAACCAGCTCCTTACAACTTTGGCTTTTTCTCTTTTGATGTTTTTCATAAGCTCTCCTTTCTCGTTGTTTTTGCTTACATTATGAGTATAGCACAGGCTTATGGCATAGTCAAGCGATTTTCTAGACTTTTTTACAAAGTTTTCCACAGGCTACCTAGTTTTCCAATCACCCCTATCCTTCTTCTGCTTTTTAAGAATATCAGCCACATCAAGCCCAATATCCTTATAGGTAGTCTCTCCAGCTACCACTCCTAACATCTTCTGCCCCACTAGCTCAGACTTATGGACCAGCTCACCATCTTTTCTCTCGGCCAGCCATCTCAATCCATAGCTCCAGCCATCATAAGGGTTAGTTAATTCGTGGTCGGTATGGGTATCTATCTCTTCCTTCTTTTCCTCATCATAGACCAAGTTCGGCAAGGCTCGGATAAGGTTAGAGCATCTTCGGAATATCTTAGCACAGTCAGGTTTCATCATCAGATATTTATGAGTAGCTTGTTGCCTAATCATTCTAGAGCCACCTTCTCGGCCCATCTTTTTCATTATCGGTTGCTTATCAGGGGGGAGATTATTTATCCATTCTTGTATATCATCTATAGGAGAGCTAAAACCATTCTTATTATCCTCCATATCATCTGGGAAGATAAAATAGTCAATCCTTTGCTCACTATCATTCAGGTAGTTATATAGCTCCTCGCCCCATTCAGAGGCTAGTTTCTTATTACCATACATCTCGTGGTAGGTTACAGGTCGGCCATCTAGTAAAGCAGTAAAGTATATCGCAGTATTATCACTATAGCCCCAGTCCATAGATATAATCTTCACAGCATCATTAAACTCTTCAGTAGTAGTTCCAATATCAGCGAAGTTATTTATGATATGCTTATCTCTATCAAACTCAGTAAAGACCTGCCCAGCAAAGACACTCCAGTCTCCGTGCCTCCAAGCCTCGTATAAAGCCGTATCCGTAGCTTTTAGACCTTCCAGCATATTCACATAAGCAGGGTCATTCTTAGTAAGTATAGGGTTATCATCTATCGTAGCAGGCACAAAAATCCTATAGACCTCCTGCCCTTCTTTAGCCATAGAGTTCTCTTCTTTATCAAATATCTCATTCCAGATAGTAAGCCTCTTCTCACCTTCTTCAGTTTCCCACTCATATCGGTGTTGCCACCATTTTATTTTCTCATCTTCATAGACTATATCACCATTATCAAGCTCGGTCTTAGTATAATCTCCATCTCTAAGGTCTATCGGCTCTACAAATCTCTTCTTCACCCAGCCCATACCTACACCACCTGGGTTCGCAGTCAATATCATCTGAGGGAAGAGTTCTGGATACACAGAACGACAGCTAGACATAATTTGCTTATACAATAGCTCAGAAGGTATCTGAGTAAGCTCTTCAATAAATATCCTACTAAACTGCTGACCTTGATACTGGATATAAGAGCCTAAGTCGTGTAGATGGCCTCCTTGCACTACAGCTCCCTTAGTATTCTGGGTATTTTTCCCAAACCTCAGCACCATAGGGTTTCTCCTCACTTGGACATCAAAGCATTGGTAAGCCTCCTCACAGCGAGCCTCATAATCAGCTAGGTCTCTAGCATTTCGCCTTAGCACCAGCCCTCTATAGTGTGGGTTTTGTAATCTATCAGCACCTAAAGCTATACTAGCCTCAGTCTTGCCTGGTCCTCTAGCTCCACCAAAAAGTCCCTCACGAAAGCGAGGAGTGCTACCCATCAGATGGATATAAAGAGCCTGCGGTCCTAATAAAGGTCTCCAAAGCCCCTTTTTCTCCAGCTCTTGCTTTACTTCTAGGTTATATGGCCAGATATTCATTCGGCCTCCTAAGGTAGAGCAAAGCCTCTTATAATCTTGCTAGCCTCTTCTTTAGTCTCATCATCAGCCTCCACCGTAATCTGCATCTCAGGCATCTTGCCATAGACTTCTTGGACCATCTCTTTAATCTCTCTCCACTCACCATCTCTAATACATCTCGCAAGTTTTCTCTTAAAGAAGGGCTGGCTCTCATCATCATATATCTTAATCAAATCAGGCTCGCTCATCTTCATCATCTCTTCTAGCCAGTATCTAGGAGTATCTTCTTTATGCCAGCTACCATTATGCCTATTCTCAGGGTGTTTATTAAAACCAGCAGGCACTCCAGTCCCTTCAGCAAATCTCCCCTTCTCATCTCTCTTAATTTCCGATTGCTCTGTATCGGTTTTTTCTTTATTTTCCATCTCGTTCCTCCTCTAGTATTATTTTAGGGGCTATATCAGCCCAATTCACTCTATGATGCCATAACGCACCTCGCTTAGTATTCCCACTATTCCAAGAAAGTTTAGCATTCTTAGGGTCAGCTAAAACAGCTCCAAAGCTTTTCCTATAGCTCCTATCAGTAGCATAGATAAGTTTAGTATTACCATCTAGCTTTTCCATCTCAGCAGTCTGAGCACCACTTCTTATCACATTTCCTAACCCGAATATAGCTTTACCCCTGTGCCAATTATAGATTGAGTAGCATATATCCTCATCAAGTATTTTATTCATACCCCTATCTTCAGTATCTTTATCTATAAGAAAAACATTCATCACATTCTTCTTAGTATCAGGGTGAGCTCCACCAGAATATCCTCCAGTTATAATGTGGAGGTCTTTACCCAACTTATACACACTTTTTACAATATCGTAGAAAGTCTTATTATTTAGTGTAGGTGTCATAGTATAATCAGAGACTACTCCACCATAATCATCATCTAATACTACAGCCATCTTATAGTCAGGTCTATTCCGTATCCAATCATTACAGGCTAATCTACCTACAGCACAGCCATTCTCAATCCCAGTTCCCATAAAATCTACTTTGGCCTTTATTTTATCCACATCATAAACCACAGCGTGTTCCCCATAGCTCTCAGCAATCTCAGGCTCAAGTCCAGAAGGTATCATCACATAATAGTCATCAAAATTATTACGGTCTAGGTATCTAGTAGTTTTATTAGCTCCAGCTCTCTGGATAGTCATTACAAGTATAGCCACATCATCATTATTCATCAAAGCTCTCCCTAAAGTCGCACATACCCATCTCATATGCCTCTTTTGGTATAACTATCACTAAACCCAGCCTTTTCATCAGTTCTTGGGTCTCTTTATTAGCTTTAGCATAATAATCAGCTATTTTTTGGAAGTCAAAGTCAGCGAAGAATGCAGCACGAGCTCGTAAAATCGGCTCTAAGCCCTTTTCAGGTTTCAACTTAGTAATCATATCATTTAGCTCATCAACTTCGCTCAAATCGGCTAATTCTTCAGCCTCAGGAGCTTTTTCAGCAGGAGTGTAGTATGGGATACTCACTTCTAGTAATTCTTTATAGTCTCCAGAGCTAGCTACCTTCAATGGCAATCCCCATTCTTCTAGTTTAGTCTTATCCCACTCATTAGCCAGCTTATCATTATCCCAAGCACCATTAGCGATATTATCTTTAATTACAAACTCTCTTTTCTCTTCATCAGTCCAGCCAGTAACCTTCTTTACCTTTACTTTAGTCTTGCCAAGAGCCATCAAGCCCTTATATCTCTGGTTACCACCAAGTATCACACCATTTTCATCTACTACAATCTCCCTCACATCTAGCATACTAGGGAAGTCCTTTAGACTTTTCTTCAATATAGCAAAATCCTTCTTAGATATAGTTCTAGGGTTACTCTTATACTCAGCTATATCAGATAAATCCATCTCAATAGTTTCTACTTTTATTTTACTCATTTATGCCTCCACCATCTGTTATAATCTTTTTCACCTAAAGTCATTCTAGTAGTGCAAGTAGCCACTACCCCAGCATATTTCGTATAGCATAGGTAATTAAACGGAACCATCTCTAAATCTATATCATTTTCAGACAATCTCTCAGTAAAATCCTTCAGGAACTCCATCACAATCTCTCTTTTACCACCAAAAACTCCACAATTATATGGTATATCCTTCTCGTGGAGGTCTTTAAGGTATCTTACTTCAAAGTCCCCATTTCTTTTCCCTCTACCAAAGCCCTGAGGGACATAAACTCCATCAGCCCAGCCACCTAAGAACCATAGGAAGGTGGCATATACACCAAAAGCAGGGAAGTAGGCATCATATCCAGTATAAATTACACCATTTTCAGGATATGGGTGAGCCAGCATCTCAGTGTCGGTGCTATCCACTATCCATATCTCTTCATATTCAGGGTGGTCAAGTAGCCACTGGTAACAGGATATAAACTTATGCAGGTATAGGCTCATATCTTTAGGCTTTTCATATGGCCCAGATAGACCTATCACTCTCCATCTATTATCAGTAGGATATAATTCATTCGCAAAAGTAACAAAATCATAATCTCTAGTAACACTTTTTCTCAAAGTATCAAAATCA